GCAAAAAAGAGAATAAAGCTTTCCTTTTTTGCACTCACGTCTCGCTTGTTGTAGACTGCTTGTTATTATCTTGAGCTGTGTGATCGAAGGAACCCGACTGGCTTCAGACACTTCTGCAATGGCGGAAAGATACGGTGAGGACGTGGGCTCGTTAGGGTCTGGGGAGCCGGTGTTCGGTGCGTCGTACACCAATATCTGGCACTCTACGCTACTGGCGAGCGACGGGTCGGTGGCCGCCGAGGGGCCGGCGTTGTATGCGATCGTTCTCCCTCTGAGCTGCGGCAAATCTAGTTTGGCGTCAGTGTTAAGCGGGTATGACATAGACGACATGGTCGTGAACGCGGACGCGATGCAAGCAGATGACGAGTGGCGCGCGATGCTCGACGCGCGGACGAAGGGCTGGGCGTACGAAGATAAGGCAGCGTACCGCCTGGCGAACGACCTGATGCTGCGCCGGGCAAGGCGGTTCCTTCGTTCGTTTGAGGGTGACGACAACGCCCCTGTCGTGTACGTGCACACGCGGGAGTTGGCGACGGCGCTGGGGCTGAAGATAATATTTGATGGGTACGTGGAGGAGGCGGCCTGGCTGTCCTGCCGCCGTCAGCTGGAGTCGGACGCGGTGACGCGAGACCGTGACCTGCGGGCGTATCGGGGCCAAGTGGCAGCGAACCGCGCGCACGCAATACGCCATCGGCAACCTGAGCCCATCCCGTTCACATCGCACTCCCGCTTGGCCGAAGCTGCCGAAGCGGCGATCAGGCAGGCTGGACTGTGCGTCGGGAACCCGCGCGACCTAGCGGACAGAACCAGGTTGTGCGGCGCGCCCCCGCAAGTCATGCTTGACCTGGCGCATTCAATCTGCCGTGACAAGCACAGGCCGGCGTGGTTGCGGGCGGTGGCTGCCAAGCTACTGAGGTACAGGATGGGTGAGGTGTTGCCGCAGGAGGCGCTAGCGGCTGATAACTACAGCGAGTGGGCCAGGGTGATACACGCGGCTGACCAACATAGGGTGGCTGAGGCGCCGGCGCAGGAGCTGAGAGGCCCGAACTGGTCAGAGGTGTTCCCGTACGGCGCAGGCAACTCGCGGTTTGCGTTGGTTAAGATAGGCGATTGGATTGATTATACGGGCACTAGCGCCATGGGCTTCGGGTATGAGTGGTTCCGGCAGATGGTAACCAGACGTGAAGGGACGTACGAGCAAGCGAGTTGCATGCTACTGATGGGTGATGTGTTTGACTACATGGCCCCTGAGTTGCACCCGCTGATCCAGCGCCTGCCTATGGGGTCGCTGAAGCTGGACCACTATGCGGAGGTTGCAAAAGAGATACACCGATTGGTGCGCTCGAGTGTCACGCTACTGGGTCGCAGGCTAGACGCCGGGCAACTGTCCGTGTGTACTTACTGGGACTGCTTGGCTGGGCGCTATTTGGGTTCGGGCGACATGGAGAAGGAGCTGGCTGATCGGACTAGCGAGCAGAAGCCACGCGTCTGGGTATCGCGAGACGGAACACAGTCAGCCGACCGGTTCGCGCACGAGTTCGCGTGCGAAGTGCGCGCGCTACTGCACCAGACGATCGCTGACGGGGGCGAGCGCATGCGTTCAGTCACGGACATGGTGGCCTCCTTCGACACATTTCTGGAGTACCGCAAGAAGTGGGTGAGGCCAGGCTCCGTCACTGGTAGCCCCAAAACCGACATTTACCTTCAGGCCGTGAGTGAGCGCGAGAGCATGATCGCGGAAGTTGCCGACGACCTGGCTGCGATGGGTACATATGTGCTAGCAAACGTCCGGCTGAACAAGGCCGCGACTTTCGAGTTCCCTGAGTTCCCCGCTATAGTGAAGCGCGTGCTGGCGGACTACGTACCGAACAGTTTCACCAGATACTTCATTAAGAACGAGATCGGCAAGCCGGCAGGGCGGCCGCTCTACCCATCACACCTCTTGCACTACGTGGTGGGGCAGTTCGCGCTTTACGCGCTTATGAAGGCACAGCCTATCCCTAAGGTACGCTTAACCGCCGAACGTGATGTGGCTATGGACGAGCACTGGATGTGGATGCAGGCCAGGGAGTTCACTGTGGGCGTGATGCTGGATTACGACAACTTCAATGAGAAGCACGAGTTTGCGGACATGCAACTTATTATGAGGGAGCTGAAAGGGCTGTACCGCACGGCGGGCGTGTTGAGCCCCGACCTCAAAGCCATGATAGACTGGGTGGCGGAGGCGTACGACCGCACTGTCTTGGAGTACGATGGGGAGCTGCACAACTTTAAGCACGGCATGCTGTCGGGGCAGGCCCCCACTTCCGCTATAAACAACATAATCAACGGCGCTAATAAGCGGCTGCTGATAAGGCAGGTGGAGGAGCTGACCGGTCGTGTGATATTCCAGAAGCGCACGTCCGGCGGCGACGACGTGGCCGGTGAGACCTATTCACTGTATGACGCTTACCTGGCTGTTAAATGCGGGCAGCTGATGGGGCTGGCCTTCAAGGACGTGAAGCAGCTCCTCAGCTCCGACTACTACGAGTTTTTCCGGCTGTTCGTAAGCGTGGAGGGCGTGAACGGGTCGCTGCCACGCGCTTTAGGTAGCATATGTTCGGGACAATGGTCGAACAGCGTGAAGGCTAAATTCGTTGATCCAGCGGCAAAACTGTCCTCAGTGACCGAGGCCGCATTCAAGATATCGCGCCGCGCGGGAGGAAACGCCACGTTCCGTGAGAAGTTGTGCGCCACCGCCTTCAAGAAGTGGGCGACGTACAATGAGCAGGTGCTGGTGAAGGGCTTCATACATGGCGAGAGGCACTCTGGCGGTCTTGGAGTGCCTATGAGCGACGGTTCGGTGCTCGATATAGAGCCGATCCAGTGGCCCGACGAAGAAATGGTGCGACTGAAAGGACTGCCCTCGGACGCCAGTCGGGTAGTGGTGGCTGACGCTGTTGAGCAGGCCGCCCAACTGGTCGGGCGCGACAGTGTCGAAGCCGTCGATGTTGTCGCCAACAGGTTGAGCGAGCAAGTGTTTAAGGCGAATGTCGCTGCAATGGAGGGGTCGAGAATCGGCCAATTACTAGGGTCATGGGAAGGGCCTCGCACTGTAAGGGTGCGAGATGTGCTGCGAATAGCAGAGGCCGACGTGGCCGCGACGGCGCCGACCGTGGAAGAGTTCAGGGCGGCGTACGCAAAACACAAGACAATGATAGATTATTACCGGCAGGTAGGGGCCAGATACGACGCACTCGCAGGTGTGGTCAAGCCGAAGGCGCGTGAGAGGCTGGCGCGTGCGTCGTGCAACGGGACGCCGTGCGACTACAAGAAACTGCACTTCTGGAAGGAGAAGCTCACTATGTACGGTTGCGGAACGTACCTGCTGACCGAGGACACCTACGATGCTGCAAGTATGCTGGCGTTGGTGGTGAGCGCGGAGCTATCAAACGAGGCTGTAAGCCGCAGGCTGGCTGAATGTGCGGTTGCGCTGAATAGGGCCGGAATGGTGAACTACTGAGTGCGTGGGTGGGCGCCGTTCCATACTTCTTACACTGTGAGGTGTAAGTACC